AAGCATTAACTGGGGAGCTTTCCGTAATCCAGAAGATATGCGTAGGGCTTGCCGCATCCTCCAGCGTAGCCTTTGCAATATATTGGATTACCAAGATTTTCTTAGCATCCAATCTAAATTAAGCAACGACGAGATTCAGCCGTTAGGCATTGGTGTTACTAACCTAGCCTACTGGCACGCCAAACGTGGACTCAAATACGGTGACAAGGATGCCCTAGCCGAAGTAAAAACTTGGATGGAACATCAGGCATACTATTTAACAGAGGCCACAGTTGAATTGGCTAAGGAACGTGGCAAGTGCTTAGACAGCGATAAGACACGTTATGGTCAAGGAAAGTTTCCTTGGGAACTACGATCCAAAGGAGTCAACCAACTTACTAGTTTTAAACCAGAACTAGATTGGGAACCATTGCGTAAGGAGATGAAAGAATATGGAGTACGAAATGCAACACTTATGGCCATTGCTCCTGTTGAATCTAGTTCTGTTGTTATTAATAGTACGAATGGTATTGAAATGCCTATGTCGCTTATCAGCACTAAAGAATCTAAGGCAGGATCATTTACACAGGTAGTACCAGAATATAATCGATTAAAAAACAAATATCAATTAATGTGGGAACAAGATGATTGTATCGGTTATATAAAAACAGCCGCAGTTTTACAGGTCTATGTTGATCAAAGCATAAGTACAAACACATTTTATAATCCTGCAAACTACATAGATAGAAAAGTTCCAACTACCCTAATCGCCAAAAATCTTATGCAGGCGCAAATTTGGGGCGTTAAAACTTTTTATTATAGTCTGATTAACAAAGCAGGTGTAAAGTCTCAGGATGATGTACAAGAGAAGCTAACCATAAACGAATACGTAAATGGACACGCTAATGGAATTCATAACGAAATTTTAGAAGAAGATTGCGAGAGTTGTAAATTATGAAAAATGATAAAATCACAGAAAAAATAGATGCGTTAAAAACAAACATTGACCTAATTAATTCATTGATTGAGGATTTAAAAAATCAAGAAATGGAAGTTAGATTAGTCGTTAGAGAAGATCAAGGTTCATGCAGTAAAATTGAACTATTCAAAGCCGTAGCACATGTTGATTACTTAAAATGAGTAAAGAACAGTATAACCTAAAATCAAAAGTTGATTATCTGTCTAGAAAAATGTTTCTAGACCCTGCAGGGCCTGTGACCATTCAACGATTTGAAGAAGTTAAGTATAAGAAAATTGCAGACTTTGAAACTACCGCACGGGGCTTCTTTTGGGTTCCAGAAGAAATTAGTCTAACCAAAGATGCTAACGATTTTAAGGATGCATCAGATGCAGTTAAACATATCTTTACTAGTAACCTGCTTAGGCAAACTGCTCTTGACAGTCTGCAAGGTCGCGGCCCTAGTCAAATCTTTACTCCGGTCGTAAGCTTACCGGAACTGGAAGCATTAGTCTACAATTGGACATTCTTTGAAACTAACATTCACAGTCGTAGTTATAGTCACATCATTCGCAATATCTATAACGTGCCTAAGGAAGTGTTCAATACTATCCATGACACTAAAGAGATTGTAGACATGGCCAGTAGTGTTGGTGCCTATTATGATAAACTGCATTTGATTAACTGTTTAATCGAAACAGGTGAAAAGATTGACGAAGAAAAACACATTAAAGCTATCTATTTGGCACTACATGCCAGTTATGCTCTTGAAGCATTCCGCTTTATGGTTTCATTTGCTACAAGTCTAGCCATGGTCGAAAACAAGATCTTTATTGGCAATGGTAACATTATCAGTTTGATTCTACAAGACGAACTGCTACATAAGGGTTGGACTGCCTGGATTATTAATCAAGTAGTTAAGGAAGATCCTAGATTCGCTCAAGCCGCAAAGGACTGTGAAGCAGAAGTACTACAGATCTACAAAGATGTTATTGCAGAAGAAAAAGCCTGGGCAGATTATTTGTTTAAGAAAGGTCCTGTTATCGGACTTAATGCAAATATTCTAAAAGACTTTGTAGACTATACTGCTGTGGGCGCATTAAAGGATATTGGTATTAAGTACTGGAATCCTGCTCCCAAAACTACACCCATTCCATGGTTCAACAAGCATAGTGATACTAGCAAAAAGCAAACAGCACTACAAGAAAACGAATCAACTAATTACGTTATCGGCGTTATGGGAGAGTCCATCAATTATGATGAACTACCCGTTATGTAAATACATTTATGTACAAAGCACAATTTAAAAGTAAAAGCCCGTATGAAAGTTGGAGTTCATTGGGAGTCTACGGTACCGAGTCGGCAGCTATAGCTGCGGCAACACAAAAGAAACTCAAAGGTGCGTTATTGGTTCGCGTAGTTGACAAAAAAAATAGAACAATATATTCAAGTTAAGGAGAAAGAATGAGAGCTGTTGTTTGGAGTAAGTATCATTGCCCCTATTGTGATAAAGCCAAGGCTTTGTTACAAATGAAAGGTATCGAATTTGAAGAACGTAAAATCGGTGACGGGTATACCAAAGAAGAATTATTAGAAGCTGTGCCTAACGCACGAACAGTACCGCAGATATTTCTAAATGATAAACTTATTGGCGGATATACAGAATTAGAAAAACATTTTAAAGAGGCAGTATAATGTTAATTGATAAAGGCGTGGTGCCAGGTGAAGTTGTAACACTTAAACTAACCAGCGGAGAAGAGTTAGTTTCAAAATTAATCGATGATGGTCCGTTACACATCAAAGTTTCTAAACCCATGGTGTTGAGTATGACACCTCAAGGTATTGGTATGATGCCATATCTGTTCACGGTCAACCCCGACAAAGAAGTTAGGATTCATAAGGGTACTGTATCAGTAATGGAAACTACCGATAAGGGTTTTGCCGATCAATACTTGTCCAGTACTACCGGAATTAAATTAGGTTAGATATATGCCCGGTGTTGCTAGAGTAAATGTAGATAGTTGTGTAGGCAAGGTTATAGATCCAAAAACAAATACTGTTTTTGTTAACAATGCTCCTATATCTGTAAAGGGGGCTAACATTCAAGGTCATGGTTCAGGTTCGCACTCTAGCCCAAAAACAGATGAAGCCAGTCCGAATGTTAATGCCTACAATATCAAAGTAAATAGACAAGGTGATAAATGTACCTGCGGCGATGCCTTAACAGGTTCAGGTAACGTATTCGCCAACTGAGGTAATTTATGAAAAACTGGTTGTGGAAGATATTAGGATTTTTAAGTTTAGGTATGGCATACATTGGCGTTGTCACACCAGGTATTCCTTATTCTATTTTTATTGTATTCGCTGCCTATTGCTTTGCAAAAAGTAGCCCAAAGATGCACGCCTGGATTTACGGACATCCTAAATTTGGTCCATTCTTACGCAACTGGACCGAGAAAAGAATATTTCCTCAAAAAATGAAATATTTGATGATTGCTACCATGTTATCAACTTTGATATTCACTTGGTTTATCAGTGGAGGTAATGTCAAAGCAGTAGCATGGTCAGGCAGCTTCATGTTCCTCGTAGCAGTATGGGCATGGCGCTATCCTCCAACTGAAGAAGAATATAACCGTAGAAAAGAAGCAGGCGAAAGGATTGCATGGATAAAGTAAATCTAGATGAACTGATTGATATTGCCTTTGCTGTAGAAGAAGGTGATCCTATAGACTGGGGCGTGTTTAAACAGGGCAAAGAAGAAGCTCTTAAAATGATAGGCACCAGTATCATAGAACAATTTGATAAAGAATCTTACAACGAAAAAGATAAACTTATATTATTATCTGTTATTACTAAGTTAGTAACAGAAAATATGATTTTACATACCAAATTACTACAATTAAGCAAACAAAATGAAATGTGAACAAGGCGATCTAGCCAAAATTATTATGAGCCTAAGACCCAGTAACATAGGTAAGACTGTATTAGTAGAAGAATATATTGGAAAATTCAGCGAAGGCGAATCTTTTCAATTTAGAGGAATAGAGTGTAAGGCCATTATCAGCGACCACTTTTGGTGGATAGGATCAGAGTTTGGAATCACCAACATGTACGGAGACACTCCCAAGGCCTACATACCCGATACCTGGTTAGAACCTATACGTCCCGATAAAGCATTAGAAAAAACTACCGAACAGGTTGACAACGATTGTAAAATCTGTAGTATATAGTAAATAATTTTATTGCTGTATGAAGCAAAGAGAAAAGTGTTCTGGACGCGGGTTCGACTCCCGCCTGGTCCACCATAAAGGGATTATATGAACGACGAAGTAGTAAAGTGGTTGTTTGGTATAACTGTAGTTCTAGTAGTTTTTGCTATAGTCCTTTTATGATGGGCCAGTCATGGTTTCGACAGGGCAAAGAGTAACAGAGTGGACAGCACGGTAGGCGATGACCGTAAATCAAGCAAAACAAGTAACTGCAAACGACAGTTCATACGCACTAGCCGCTTGATCGGCTTGCTGAGGTAGGAATACCAAGAAACAGAAACTTCCAGAAAGCACCTTTGGGTGCTTTCTTTTTGACAGAATTATCTATACATTTAAGTCCAAAATGAATCATTTTGAAGCCTTTTTTATTGCATCTCTCAGTGTAATCGCTATATACTAACGCATCTTTTTTATGCGAGGAAACTATATGAAGAAATTTATTTTAGCAGCACTAGTAGCTTCTGCTTTCGGTGTTAACGCACAAGCACAGGACACTCTCCAGATTTATGGTAAGGTTCGTGCATTTGGCGAGAATGTCAAAGTTGAAGGCGCAAAGGCTGACAACATGTTGACCAATGACAAGAGCCGTATCGGTATCAAAGGTACAGAATCTCTTGGTAACGGTCTAGTTGCAAGTTTTGTTCTAGAGACTGGAGTTGAGTGGGATAGTCCACAAGGCACCAAGCTAGGCGATCGTGCAGCACTTGTTGGATTGGCAAATTCGTTTGGAGGAGTTCAGGTTGGTCGCGAGAAGCATTCTGTTTCTTGGACTGTGGACAAATTCAATCCATTTGGTGATTCAGTTTTTGGTAGTGCAAGAAGTATTCATGCTATTCAAGGTTCCAGAGTAGAAAACGCTGTTTTCTTACATGCTGCTCCAGTCAAGGGTGTTAAACTAAATGTTCAACACGTTCTTGATGAAGTTGGTGGCAAGTCTGCAACCGCAGGTGGTGTTGATTTTACCTATCGTGGATTAGCATTAACTGTAAGTAAGTTTGATGACAAAGTTAACAACGAATCAACAGTAGTTGGTGCTCGTTATGATTTTGTTCCTCAAGGTACATCAGTATTTGCTATGCATTCAAAGGATAAGGTAGCAGGCGTTGACAGCAAAGGAATGAGTGTTGGCTTCGCACAGAAACTAAGTCCTGTTCTAACCGCTCAGGCTCTCTACGGCGAGAAAGAAAATGCCGCAGGAGAGACTGTTGTTAAGGCCACCAATCTTGGCCTAACATATGCGTTCAGCAAGCGTACAGGCGTTCATGCACGTTACATTAAGGAAGATTCAGCAACCGCAGGTCTTGATGCAACCCGCATTGCTGTTGGACTAGAACACAACTTCTAATTTGAATTTGTGATCAATCAGGAAAGGCCGCCTTAGGGCGGCTTTTCTTTTGTCCAATCTTAATTGATTTTATCTGTTGACACAATAGAAAAATTCAATTAAAATATCCTATTAAAACCACTTGATCTATTGATAAAATTTGCTATATAATATTACTGTGTATAGGTTTTGTCCTATACAAGTTTTCAAACACACACAAGGAGAGTAAAATGAAAACAGTTGGTGATAAGTTAGATTCATTTGTAGTAACTGGTGTTAATCCAGGTAGTGATCAGTTTTTTGATATCACTGAAAAAAGTTTTGAAGGTAAGTGGAAAGTAGTTGTATACTATCCAAAAGACTTCACTTTCGTATGTCCAACAGAAATTGTTGCCTACGACAAGTTGACTAAAGATTTTGAGGATCGAGACGCAGTTTTGTTGACTGGTTCCACAGACAACGAGTTCTGCAAGTTGGCTTGGCAGCGTAGTCATGCTGACCTAAGCAAGATCCGTCATGTACAGTTTGCAGATACAGCTCGAGACGAGCGCAGCCTAATCAACCAATTAGGCGTGTTCTACGCTCCGGCCGGTGCTGCACTTCGCGCGACATTCATTGTTGATCCACAGAATGTTATCCAACATGTTACTGTGAACAATTTGAATGTAGGTCGTAATGCAGATGAAACACTTCGTGTTCTAGATGCATTACAAACAGGTGAACTATGCCAATGTAATCGCGCTATTGGCGAAGCCACCCTTAACGCTGCCTAATTGGCAGAGGTAATATTAATGAAAAAGTTTATTCTTGGGTTGATGTTCGTTGCTGCACCCGTTATGGCTCAGGATCGTGTTTCGCAATACGATTTTGATCAGGACGGTAAGGTATCCTTTGAAGACCTAAATCGTTTCTGTTCTGTTACTGAAACTCTGTTTGTCAAGGCAGATAAGAACGACGACGGGTATTTGTCCAACACTGAAATGCGTACAGCTAAAGCTTACCTTTTCGCTCGTTGCGAAAAAATCGCAAAGGAATAAACATGTTAGAATGTCTCATTGTAGGAGACAGTATAGCAGTAGGCACCGCTCGGGCTCGCCCCGAGTGTGTGTCTTATGCTAAGGGAGGTTGGAATAGCTGGCAATGGAATCGTGAATACATTACCCGAGATCTTTCTGCACGTACTGTTGTTATCAGTTTAGGTAGTAATGACCATCGAGGCGTTAAAACCAAACAGGAATTATTAAAGTTACGAAAGCGTGTAGAAGCAGATCGAGTCTATTGGATCATGCCGGCAATTAAACCGCATGTACAAGAAATAGTAGAAGAAATCGCACACCAGCACGGAGATTGGATTATACGTATCCCTAATCTATCAAATGATGGTATTCATCCCTCTACTAAAGGATATAATAAGATAGGTGAAATTACAAAATGAATTCTTTAGATAATTTTAAAACACCTATTCAATATTTTCCTATCAAAATAGGAAATGCTGAGATAAAAAAATGGCAGGATTTTTTTGTTCTTTATGTTAATGAACAAAGATACATGACATGGGATCCAGTTGGAAGAACGGAAATTTATGAAACAGGAATTGAGATTCTAAACGGATACGGAGATGTTACAACTACAGGGTTGGGTTTTGGTCTAAAAGAAATCTGTCTATTACAAAATCCGCGGGTAAAAAATGTTACTGTCTTTGAAAAAAGCAATGATGTAATAGAAATATTTAAAACATTTGCAGACAAGGCTGGTATAGATATTTCTCGTTTAAAGATTGTTAATGCCGATGCTGATAGATTAGAAAACCATACATGTAATTGTTTGTTTTTAGATCATTATGCCGGTTCAGAAAACTTCCTTGAAAGTGTAAGGAAAATTGCTTCAAAAAACACTTACAATTTATTATGGTATTGGCCTTCATTAAGAGATTATTCTTCATGGCTCACAAAAACAAGCCAAGAACCAAATCATAACACTTGGCACATCTGGACAGAAAGTTTAAACATTGAAAATTTTCCTAAAACTCTATCCGATGTTAATTTAAATTTTATTAAAGAATATCATTTTGGTGTAAAAAAATTGAATGAGATTTACAGAAAAAAATACATAAAAAGAGATTTGGAGGTATTATGACAACCTGGGTAGATTCATTAAAAGAACAAAGCATACCTGAATATGCTAAAGATACAAAACTTAATCTTGACACGGTAATTAAACGTTCAACCCTGCCGCTCGAAGAGGCAGAAGCCGTAGCAGTTGCGGCTGCTTTTGCCACGGGTAATAGTAATTTTTGGACGTGGCTTCATGCTCAGATTACAAATCGTCAAGAAGCGGATGCTGCTCTAACAGCAGCCAGCCTCATGGCGATGAACAATACATGGTACCCATATGTAGAAATGGCTGACGATCCTGCTCTAAGGGGATTGCCTGCTCAATTAAGAATGAATGCTATAAGCACACATGGCGGGACTACCAAAGCTAGATTTGAAGCATACAGTCTTGCTGCCAGTATTGTTGGTAAATGTCATTTCTGCGTAAAGGCACACTACGAAACACTCAAGAAGGAAGGCTACTCTGTAGAACAACTTCGTGATATTGGGCGCATCGCCAGCGTTATAAATGCCGTCAGTAAGATCCTACAAAGCTAATTAAATGGACTTATGGTTTAATACGTATTTCGAAGAAACACCCAATCTAAATCCAAGACTTAATGATTGGGTGGTTAATTTTGACATTGATAATCTATTATTAGATCTAGATATTTTTAATAATCCTTTAGATCAAGCAATACGAGCTGTACATGAAGTAGTTGGTAAATTTGACGGTCCGTATACATTATTGGCTAGCGGTGGAATAGATAGTCAAGCATTAATTTGGGCTTGGGAACAATCTAAAGTTCCCTACAAGATTTATCATTACGATTACAATGGTTGGAATTATCACGATACAGAATATCTTATTAAATTTTTAAAGAAACATAAACTTGAACATAAACTTGTAATAAAAAAACTTGACGCGATGAGTTTCATCGCTAGCCAAGACCTTATCAGTTACGCTAAGGAGTATGATTGTTCAAGCCCTCAAATCTTAACCTATATAAAATTTGTAGAACAGACACCAGGAACAGTTATTCAAAGTGGAAATTATATCTCTAAATATGTTTCTGGACTTAGTTATACACTTATGGCCTTACAACGTTATGCAGAGAAAAGACCAAATTATATTCCATTTTTCTTTCAAAGTTTTCCCTATCTAGCATATTCCTTCATTAGAGATGATTATGCTTTTAATAAAAAACCAGTAAAAGCTATAGACGTAGGTTATAGTGCTAAATGCCAAACTTATAAAAAAACTGGATTTCCAATTATTGAACAATCTGAAAAATATACCGGGTTTGAAAAGATTAAGAAATTTTTTGATTCGGAATATGTCAATCCACAAGATCAAATCCGTTGGGCAAATCAACCTAGTAAACGGCCTTTCGACATTTTATTTCGATATAAGTTGTACGATCATATAGGCCTTTACAACGACAAAACAACAATCAAGCATCATTCTAAGGTAAATAACTTATTACTCGGTGGATAAGTATGCATATAATTATAGATTTTAAGAATGATGTTAGCACAGAACAGATTGAGCAGTACCTTACTGCCAATTCTTGTACAGTAGTAAAAACATTCAATTCATTCGATAGGGTATATTTGGTTTCAACTAGTGTAATTCCTCCTTTGGACGGCATTGTTGAAAGTTTACTCAACGACGAAGATTTAGAGATAAAACCAGTTGCATATCCCCGAAACAACGGAGAAACATTTGCCAATGTAGAATTTTCATCATCTGACTCTATTGATTGGTGGAAAATGGCATCTGTTAACTTTCCAAACAGATTATCGAGCACACAAACCTATCAACGTAGAGGTGACTGTGCAGTAATCTATCTTGTAGATAGCGGTGTCGATTTGACACATCCAGAATTTGAATTCTCTACAGTTTCAAATTTATGGTCTTTTAACAATGATTTTCACGATTTGAATTCACATGGAACAGCACTGGCCAGTTTACTCTGCGGCAAAACTTGTTCTTTAGCTGATGCAGAGGTCAAAAGTGTAAAAATTTGGCAAAACGATGTCGCAACCAGGTTGTCAGATTTCTTAGGTGCGTTTGATGCCATTAAAACAGATATTCCTAATATTAATGGAAAATTGCCTATTGTAAATTTAAGTTGGGGTATTACCAAAAATTCTTATGTAGAAGCTAAAATTAAAGTATTGTTAGATGCAGGTGTGGTAATTGTTGCAGCGGCAGGCAACTCCGGCACATCTATTGAAAATATAACACCCGCCAGTATGACAGAAGTATTCACAGTAGGTGCGTATAACGAAACGTTCGCTCCTTGTGATTTTTCTAACTATTCAGGATCTGTACCAACAATTAATTCTACAACCAACTCAGGTGAATTAGACGGATGGGCACCAGGAAGTAATATTAAAGTAGCTATGCCGGGAGGCTCCTACGGGATAGCATCCGGAACATCTATGGCCGCAGCTATTCATAGTGCTGCGGTTGCTTTCAATTCTCATGTGTTACAATTGCCTAACGGAACATTCCCACAAATTATTTTTACTGATTTAGCAGCAGCTAGTATTTCTACCGGTAAAAAAGATTATCTAGATTTGTCTAATGTGCAGTACAGAAATTCAAAAAATATTTTGACTGTATACTACGGTGAGTCGGATGGATACAATAAAATTGTTTATCCAAAACCAGAGTCTCTTAATATTTGTTTTGCTAGCGAGAAAGAAGTACAATATCTATTAGCTCCTTCGTTTGTCTTTTCATCTATGATATTACACGATGCATTACCATCGGGCCTAACACAAAAAGGATTATGGATTACAGGTAAAGTGGAATCGGAAGAGCTAATTAATTTTGAAACTGTAATTGATGCTGTAAACAACTTTGGAGAAACACATAGTTTTCCACTGACAATAAAAATTGTCCCCGTCAATAGATTAACTGAATTTTCGGTTGTGGGACAATCTGGGCAGGACATCTATCAATCCATTACAAACTTTACTCTGTATGATTTTGATGATATGAGCAAAAATTAATAAATGAATGTTACAAATAGATTTCAACGCCTACGAAGACATTATAGAGCTTGAACTGCAGACAGTTAATGTAGATTTAAAATCTTTAAATTGGATACAATATAATCCACGAAAAATCGTTAATAGATTTGGTTGTAGTATTACTAGTTTAGACGGCAATGATTTGGGGGTTCCGGACTTAGACAGTCTGGTAGAATTCAATAAAGAAAACGGAACAAATCACAAAGAGTTAGATTTTAAATCACCAACTAAACATGCAGAACCATTTAAAGAATTTTTGCAAGATTTAGATTGCGGTAGAAGCCATTTTTTAAAAATTGGTGCTGGCGGATTTTTTCCTTGGCATAGAGACAATGACCTCTACACTTTTAGAATAATTTACACCGTTCAAGGATGCAGTTCAAATGAACTTGTTTGGATTCATAACGACAAAGTATTAGAATTACAAAATCAAAAATGGTACTACATTAATACCAAAAAGAAACATTGTCTTTTTTCATTCACAGAAAGTATCATGGCGGTCTTCAATGTTCAATTATCTATAACCAATTTTAAAAAAGTCACAAAACTTTTTAAAATTAGATGATTACCAAATTGTCTTGACAAAATACTTTAAGAACTTATAATAGTCTTATTGTTTCGACTAACGGAGTTCTTATGAGTATGCATTTGGAAGGGCCATGGCTTACAACTACAGGTAAGCGTAAGGGCAAACAAAAATTCGCTTCAGCAGAACACGCCCGCAAATCTAGAGAAGCGCAGGCGATGTGGGAAGAAATGGTCAAAAAGTATCAAATTGATACATCCAAACGCAAAAAGAAAGAATTTAAGGCAATTGACACAATGAGCAAATCGACACCTTATAGACGCGACACGGGCCCTCGTATCCCTAGTCTTAACTCCAGTGATATGACTCCCGCTCTTAGAAAGGAACCCTTACGCTATACAGGTACACTTATTAAAGGCATTGCTACTATGCATAAGAGTAATGCTGTTCCGGTGATCAACGATCAGGAAGCTAAAGATATTGCCAAAATGCGCCGATAAATGGCAATTTAATTGGCGAAATCATTTTTATGGACTATATAAAAAACAGGCCAAAAAATCCCTTTGTGCTAACAGCCAAGTCATTGGCTGAAAAAATGAGAGGAGTAGATATGGATAAAGCACTTAAAATCGTATCGTGTACTCTAGGATTTTTCCTATGCGTATATGTTATGCAGGCAGTTGTACATCATAAGTTCGATGTTCTTCGTGAACAGCAATTTTTGAGCAGTACAGACATTATCACAATTAAGGATAGAGAACGTCAGCTAGAATGCCTAGCTAGGAACATTTACCACGAAGCCGCTACTGAACCATTTGAAGGTAAAGTAGCAGTGGCGCAGGTCACCATTAATCGTTCGCAACACGGCAATTGGCCCAAGGATATTTGTGCAGTGGTTTACCAAAAAAATATATTCTTGGAAAAGGTTGTGTGTCAGTTCAGTTGGTATTGCGAAGGACACGGCAAAGCCAAACCTATTCGTAGTAGAGAACATTTTGACGAATCATACAAAGTGGCTAAAAAGGTTCTCTTAGAAGGGTTTCGTCTTGACATTATGAAGGATGCATATTATTATCATGCAGACTACGTAAATCCAAGATGGAATAAAGAGAAAATTGGTAAAATTGGTAACCACATCTTTTATAGGGAAGACAAAAAAACATGAACTTCGATGTTAAAGAAATGAGCAGTTTTATTGGTGATAAGTTTAAGCGCATTAGTGCAGAAACACTAGGTTGGCTGGCTGTCATTGTAATCCATTGTGCTACCATTCCAACTCTGTTGGCAGCAATGGCAGGGCTTACGGACAAATTGCCCAGCGTAGATCTTGTGCTTCTTGCTTGGGGAGGACTAGTTCTTCTGTTTGCCAAAGCTGCTGTACAACGAGATTTGCTTAATCTAGTTACTATTGGTTTGGGCTTTATTCTCCAAGCCGTGTTTATGGTCTTGATTTTCTTTAAATGACTATTTTAATATAGAAAACGAGCCCATAAATAATTTTTCATGAGAGTAACTTTAAGCGATAAAATCATAGCCTGGATGGCCTTGCTCAGCGGATTATCCATATCCGCTGTTGCCATTTATTATTCTGTTGCAGGACTAGTATCTATCTTTGCCGC